TATTATGGTATGATAAAAGGGGATAACATGAAGAACTTAGTAATAAACGCGTTTGGTGATTTAGTTGAAAGAACTGATTATGGTAATCACAAGAATCAATTAAATCTATTTGACAATCTTAATGAGATAGTTGAAGAGAATGAAACCGCAGACGATATATTAGATTTTCTATTTAATAGAAAACCTACCAACTTAACACAAGATTTAATTCAAGTAAATGGAGAAATAAAATAATGAGAGATTTATTCGATAAAGAGTTTCAAAAAGAAATGGATGATTTTTTTGACTACATAGATTACGAGGTATTGGGTAGGGAGAAACCCGAATCTGTCGTATTGACACGAGAAGAAGCCGATGAACTCGATAAGGACAAGATTTTTGTATACAACGATACTCCTGTCAATTTTACAGAAGATGACGATTGTGAAGAAGTGAGTGATTGTTGTGGAGCTGATGTATATGATGACTATGATATTTGTAGTAGTTGTAATGACCATTGTGGTAGAGAAGAAGCCGAAATTTAATAAAAAATAATTAAAGAAAAGACTTGACATTCTCATATATTCTTTGTATATTAAGGTATGAATAAAAGGAAAAAAATAATGAAGTTATACAAATCATCAAGACAAACAAGCCTATTTCCTCAAGGTATTAAGAAACAAAAATGGAATAGGGGAAATCCTCTAACTCTAAAAGATAAATTATATAGAATATCTACTTTTGATTATATAAGAGGTAATGGTGGAACTCTCAAAGATGTGGCTATAGCGTGGGGAATCTCACCAAACAATGGTAAGGTGGGTTGGATGGTTGATTGGTATAAAGAAGAATTAAAAAATAATTAAAGAAAAGACTTGACTTTCTCGTTTTTTCTTCGTAAGATCAAATAACAAATAAAGGAAAATAACAAATGAATATTAAAAATGAAATCAGAAAATTAAGTAGTCTTTCAGAACTAAACGACCTATCATCGTTTATTAGTGAGTGTAAAACTATGTTAGGTAAATCAACATTAAGAGTTGGTTCTAAAGTGTGGTGTGTTCAGAAAACTAAAAAGACCAAAGGTGTCATCACTAAGATGAACATCAAGAAAGCCATCGTAGAGATGAGTGGTATGAAATATAGTGTTCCATTTGGTATGTTAGAAGTGAGGTAAAAAAACTTAAAAAACAGCAAAAAAGCCCATCGTTTGGGTTTTTTTGTATATATATATATTTGTATCCGTTAAGATACAAAGATTTTTGAAAAATTGAAAATGGAAGATAGGGAGAGTAATTATCTCTCTATGGGATTGACCGAACAATGGGTGGACTTTGAAGCCCATAAGGTAATCTATACTTGGACTTGTGGTGAGTTGATATTCGGGCGAATGTGAACAATATCTTATGACAATATCAAGTAAATGTACTTCAAGAAAAAAACAAGAAGCGATTCTTAGACCTTGTTGTGGGTAAGGGTAAAACCGAAATCCCACTTTATGACCGAATTAATCTAAACTCAGAGAGATAAGGTAATGACACAGAGGTTGTACTCACTTTGACGATGATTAACCATCATTGAGGAGAACCAAAGTAACTTTTGGGTGTTAGGTACAAGGTAAAAAAAATCTGAGCTTGAAGTTGTGAGTAATCGCAAATCTCACATCCCCAAATTTTCATATCTGTAGAACTGAAGCCAGTAGTAATAAAACCGACTACGTGCAACGCGATGTTGAAACAAACATCTTAAATCGTTATAAAGCCGGATGTTCTACACAATTTAAGGTGATGAGGATTTCTTACATATACCCGATAATTTTAATTATCTAAAACTCATCATCTTTTTTTAGTTTTTAGCAAGAAAAAAATGATTTTTAATTGACAAGGTTATATTTATATTCGTCAAAGGTTATGACCAATGACAAATATTAAATAATAAATAAACATAAATAATAAGGAGAATATCGAATGGATATTGAAGCAGTACGCAAAAGATTGGCTCAGTTACAAACTACCAATACCCGAACCACAAACCTGTGGAAACCTCAACCGGGAAAATCACTAATAAGGATTGTTCCTTACAAACTACAAACAGAATCACCATTTATTGAGTTGTTTTTTCATTATGACTTAGGTGGTAAAACCTATCTTTCACCAATCTCATTTGGTCGCCCAGATCCGATTGAAGAATTTGCTGACAAATTAAAGTCAAGTGGAAATCGTGAAGATTGGAGACTTGGTAAGAAGTTAGAAGCAAAGCTTAGAACTTTCGCACCTGTTGTTGTTCGTGGAGAAGAAGGACAAGGAACGAAGTTTTGGGGATTCGGTAAAACCGTATACCAAGAACTTTTATCTATTATAGCAGATCCTGATTATGGTGACATAGCAGATCCTGTAAATGGTCGTGATGTTATGGTAGAATTCTTAACAGCAGAAGAAACCGGAGCTAACTTTCCTAAGACTAACATTCGTGTTAAACCAAATCAAACACCAATCACAGATAACAAAGCTTTGTTAGAAACTGTTCTAAAAGAACAAAAAGACATTGCTGAAGTTTATCAAGAACTCTCATATGATGAGTTAGCAGAAGCTCTGAATGATTGGTTAAACCCCTCAGAAGATGGAGACGATAGTTCAACAAAAGACGAAACAGTTCCAGCATCTACTTTAAAATCGGCAGTAAATTCTACTTCTGATGCAGGTAGTGCATTTGACGACTTGTTTAATTCATAAGGAGAACTAAATGTCTATATCAGCAAAAGACGAACTTGCAGAAGTTCTTGCCGATACCTTAAACAAAAAGTTCAAAGACCACAAGGTAGCTTATTTTCTTGATGGTAGTGGTTCAACCCCTACCGATATTAAAGAGTTTATCTCAACGGGTTCTTCAATCTTAGACTTAGCAATCTCTAATCGTCCTAATGGTGGAATCGCCGTAGGACGAATCACCGAAATTAACGGTTTGGAGTCAAGTGGTAAGTCTTTGATTGGAACTCATATATTAGCAGAAACTCAGAAGAAAGGTGGACTCGCGGTTTACATTGATACTGAGACTTCTGTTAGTAGAGAGTGGTTGGAAACTATTGGTATCGATATACAAAATCTTTTATATCTTCATGTGGAAACCGTAGAAGATATATTTGAATGTATTGAAAACATCGTATCTAAAGTCAGAGAATCAGACAGAGATAGGTTGGTAACTATTTTGGTTGATAGTATGGCAGCAGCCTCTACTAAGGTGGAGATGGAAGCCGACTATGACAAAGATGGTTGGGCAACTTCTAAGGCCATTGTTATCTCAAAGGCTATGAGAAAGATTACTCAGATGATTGGTAGAGAAAGAGTGGCTTTGGTATTTACAAACCAACTCAGACAAAAACTCGGAGTTATGTTTGGAGATCCGTGGACTACAAGTGGTGGTAAAGCATTACCATTTCACGCTTCTACTCGTATTCGTTTAAAGAATATGGGACAGATTAAGGACGCGAAGAAAAATACTTTAGGTATGAAAGCTCGAGCTCAGATTATCAAGAATAGATTAGGTCCTCCATTACGACATGCCGACTTTAACCTTTACTTCGATAGTGGTATTGATGATAAGGGAAGTTGGTTACAAGTATTGAAAGACCACAAACTCTTGAAAGTTGCAGGTGCATGGTATACTTTAGAATACGAAGGTGAAGATATCAAATTTCAATCTAAAGATTTCAATAAGAAGTTGGAAGAAACAGATGGACTCGAAGAACATTTATATAATGTTATTTGTAACGCCTCTATTCTGAAATATCAAACAGAAGATTTGGGTATCGATGATGTTGAATATACAGATGAAGTGGTTGGAGATGAGTAATGGAAAATACTTGTCTATACTTGATGAAATAAAAAAACATGGCGGCGATTCTCTCTCCAATAATCCCAATGAGAAAGTACTGATAATAGATGGCTTAAATACTTTTATCAGAGTGTTTAGTGTTATACCAACTACTAATGAGGATGGTATCCACATTGGTGGAATAGTTGGTTTTTTAAAATCAGTCGGTTACGCTATAAAAATGTTAGGACCTACTCGTACCATCATATGTTTTGATGGTAAGGGTGGTTCTAACCGCCGCCGTAAACTTTATCCTGAGTATAAGGCAAAACGAACAACTAAGATTCGACTAAATCGAACAAACGATTTTGAGAATATTGAAGATGAACGACACTCAATGATGATGCAGTTATCTCGATGTGTGGAATACTTAGAGAAACTACCATTAAGTATAATGTCAATTGACAATATTGAAGCAGATGATGCTATAGGATATACTGCAAAGCAGTTGTTACCTAAAAGTAATGTTATCATCATGTCAACAGATAAAGATTTCTTACAATTAGTAAATGACAGAATTTCAGTTTGGTCGCCTACTAAGAAGAAACTTTACAATCCTGAAAAGATATTAGAAGAATACAATGTAACATCAGAAAATTTATTATTGAGTAGAGTTTTCGAAGGTGATACTTCCGATAATATTAAAGGGGTAAGAGGTATTGGTGCTAAAACATTATTAAAGCACTTTCCTGACTTAGGCACAGAAGGAAAGGTTATATCATATGATGATGTAATCAAAGAGGCACAGAAACATCAAGGAGAGAGATTTTACAATCTAATACTTGATAACACAGACACCATAGATATTAATCATAGATTGATGCAACTTTCAGATGTTGATATTAGTGGTGGTGCTAAATTAAAAATAAATAATATCGTAAATGGTAAGATACCTGAACTAAACAAGATGATATTTCAAAAGATGTTTATTGAGGATAGGATGTATGGGGCATTACCAAATATGGATAGTTGGATACTACAAACATGGACACAGCTAAATAGATACGCTAAGATTAACAACAATGGGAAGAAAGCGTAAATATCAAACCAAAGAAGAGAAACTTGAGGCCCAACGAAAGTGGCAAATGGAGCACTATCATCG